ATAAATAAACATATGCAATTTTAGGTAAGTAAACCTCATAATTTTACAATAAAGGAAAGAAAAATGGCACTAGTATCCCCAGGCGTAGAAGTTACGATCATTGACCAAAGTCAATATCTTCCTGCCCCAACTAATTCAGTACCTTTTGTTTTGTTAGCAACAGCGCAAGATAAAGCAAATCCAAATGGTACAGGTGTTGCCGCAGCTACTACAGCAGCAAATGCAAATAAATTATTTTTAGTTACTAGTCAACGCGACTTAGTATCACTATATGGTACACCGTTCTTTTATTCAACAACTAACGGTACACCAATTCAAGGTTATGAACTAAATGAATACGGGTTATTAGCTGCTTATTCATTGCTAGGTATTACTAACCGTTGTTATGTACTAAGAGCCGATGTTGATTTAACTAGTTTAGTTGGACAAACAACTCGCCCAACTGGCACACCTCCTAATGGAACTTATTGGTTAGACACAACTAACAGTACTTGGGGAATATTTTTATTCAACTCAACTACTGGCAGATTCACACAGCAACTACCTATAGTAATTACTGACTCAGCTAATTTATCAGGCGGCGTTCCTCTAAGTAGCATTGGTAATATCGGTGACTATGCTGTAAACGCTATTCAGGTAATGGGCTATCCAACAAATTCATCAGAACAACAGTTTTTCTACAAAACAACAGACAATGTATGGGTAACATTAGGCGGTAGTGATTGGAATTTAGATATTCCTTGCGTACAGGGAACTACTTCTAATCCTACTCTAACAGCAGGGTTAACCTTTACAATCAGTATGAGTGGTCTATTTACTACTACTATTACAGTCCCTGCAGGTCCAAACAATACAGTAGACGGTGTTGCAGGAGTAATCAATGCATTGAATTATGAAGGCTTAGGAGCATCTGTACGCAGTGGCAAACTAGTGATTTATTCTAATCAACGATTGGTTACATCAGACCCTGCATATTTGCAAATGGGAGCAGGCACCGGTGCTTTGGCCCAATTAGGAATTACTATAGGTACTTATAATCAACCTGCAGTACAGTGGGGAACCTCTGCTCAAATGCCACTTTGGACTAGTAGCCAAACTTATCCAAGACCAACCGGGTCTGTTTGGATGAAGGCAGGTTCAGCAGGTAATGGTTTAAATGCAGTAGTATCAAGATTTAGTACTGCTACTAATTCTTGGATCGCTAAGTCAGTTAGCTCACAAACATCAGATTGGGCAGCTTGTGCGAACCTAGACCCTACAGGGGGTCAAGCTATACTAGCTGGAACAATATATGGTCAATATTCATTTGGCGGTGATTTACCTACTTCTCCTTATTACTTATGGGAAAGAATTGCAACCGGCGCTACAATTATTACTAGTTCATCAACAAGTTATTCATTTACCAGTGGGGATTTATCAGTTCAAGTAAGTATTCCTGGAAGCTCTTCATTATCATCTGAATACATTGTTTCCGTACCAACTACCACAGACCCAAGTGAGTTTACTGCTGCATGGCAAACTGCAGGTATTCCGTATACTACAGCAACTCTAAACACAGATGGGGCCATTGTACTAACACATACTAAGGGAGGTGTCATCATACTGAATGACTATACTACTACTGGTAGTGGGATAATTTCACAAGCCGGATTCGTGATAGGCACAACCATAGGTTGCAAATACGGGCCATCAGTACCTGTAACATACGTTAACGGTGTATCAGGCACAGGTGGTTCTGGTAGTGGCGCGTCATTTGTTGTTCAACTAGTATATGGGGAATATCTACTGTTTGGTAATGGTGTTTATGCCGGTGGTACAGGATATGCAGTAGGAAATCAAATTGTCATCGATGGTTCAGATTTACTAGGTGTATCCGGTGCAAATGATTTAACAATTATTGTAACTGCGGTAGGCGTAGGCGGCGCAGTTACTGCGGCTACTATTGAGTCAGGCACCGCTGTGGAATATTACTCTACACAATTAAGCAATTGGGTAGAATTTGAATATATTGCAAATGAAGGCGCACCATCAGTAGCTCCAGCTGAAGATACAAATTGGTTCTACTCAGTAGTAGATCAAGTTGATATTATGGTTCAGAAGAATGGTTCATGGATTGGGTATCGTAATACTGCATACGACTCAACTGGTCATCCATCAGCAACTGGTTCTAATACAACAGACCCATCTGGTCCAATAATAAGTGCTACTCGTCCAACTACTCAAAGTGATGGTACAACAGCCCTATCATATGGAGATTTATGGATCGATACTAGTGATTTAGAAGTATACCCTGTTATTCATCGTTGGCAACAAGTTAGTGGCGAAGATACATGGGTATTAGTAGATAATACTGATCAAGTTAGTTCTAACGGTGTTCTATTCCAAGACGCTCGTTGGGCAACTAGTGGCTCAATTAGTCCAATTGACGATCCTATTCCAACAATTACTTCTCTGCTATCTAGCAACTACTTAGACTTAGATGCACCTAGTCCAGATTTATATCCACAAGGTATGATGCTGTTTAATACACGCCGTTCAGGATATAACATTAAAAAGTTTAAAGTAAATTATTTTAACGCAACAAGATTTCCAGATCAATCACTACCATCACAAACTAGTACATGGTTAAGTGTTAGTGGAAATCAAACTAATGGTGCTCCATTCATGGGTCGTTTTGCTCAACGTAATATGATTGTTGAATCTCTAAGAGCGTCTATCGACACTAATACAGATATCCGTGATGAAGATAATTATTTTAATCTACTAGCAACACCAAACTACCCAGAACTACAACCTAATATGGTTGTTCTAAATGCAGATCGAGGTGAAACTGGTTATATTATCGGTGATACACCACTAGGTCTTTCAGATAGTGCTACTGAAATTCAAGCTTGGGCTAATAATAAAGCCGGTGCGACATCAACTGGTGAAAAGGGACTTGTTACTAGAAATACATATCTAGGTCTGTTCTACCCAAGTGGAATTACAAATGACTTAGCAGGTAATCAAGTTGTTGTTCCAGCATCACACATGATGCTAAGAACATTCTTGCGTAATGATAATATTGCTTATCCTTGGCTAGCAGCAGCAGGTACACGCAGAGGTAATATTGATAATGCACTAAACATTGGTTATCTAAACAGAACAACCGATGAGTTTGTGCCAATCAAGACTCGCATTGGTATTCGTGATGTTTTATATACTAATCAGATTAATCCAATGGTATTCTTTACCGGAGTTGGTCTGCTAAACTATGGTAACAAGAACAGTTACAATTCTACAAGTGCGCTAGACAGAACTAACGTGGCTCGCTTAGTAAACTATATCCGTCGTCAACTAACTATTGCGGCTAGACCATTCGTATTCGAACCAAACGATTCTGTTACTCGTCAGGCCATCACTGGCGTAGTACAGACTCTACTAGTTGATTTAGTTGCAAAGCGTGGTATCTATGATTACTTAGTAGTTTGCGATGCTTCAAATAATACACCTGCAAGAATCGATAGAAATGAATTATGGATTGACGTTGCAATCGAACCAGTTAAGGCAGCTGAATTCATTTACATTCCAGTTAGAATTCTAAATACTGGTGAGATAGGAAATCAAGCACAATAATAATGATACCCCGAAAGGGGTATCATTTAAAAGATAAATAAGAATACAGGAGAACTTAAAATGGCAACAGCCTCACAATCATTATTTAATATGACCGTAGCATCTGACAATGCGGGCGGAAACCAGGGCTTGTTAATGCCCAAACTACAATACAGATTTAGAGTATTATTTCTAAATTTTGGTGTTGGTGCTTCTACTACAGAATTAACTAAACAAGTAATAGACATTAATCGTCCTACTCCAACCTTTGCAGAAATTACATTACCAGTATACAACTCTACACTATATTTGGCAGGCAAACACTCTTGGAATGAACTAACAGTTAATCTTAGAGATGATGCACAGGGAGCGGTATCAAAGCTAGTAGGTCAGCAACTACAAAAGCAGTTAGATTTCGTTGAACAAGCCAGTGCTGCAACAGGGCAAGACTATAAATTTCAAACTAATATTGAAATTCTAGACGGCGGTAACGGTACGGCTGTCCCACAAGTATTAGAAACTTGGGAATGTTATGGTTGCTTCGTAAAAACAGCTACATACGGTTCATTAAATTATGGTACTAGTGACGCAGTGACTATTCAGCTAGGTATTAGATATGATAATGCAATTCAAGCACCTCTTGGTTCTGGTGTTGGTACTAATATTGGTAGAATCCTAGGTGGTTCAAGTACTACTGGTATTGGTGCTGGTCAAGGTACTACAGGTTAATACTATTTAATATGAGTGGATTCTTTCAAAATCTACTGCAAGACTCCGTAAGTCAAATTAAGACCGGTGCCGGACAAGCCGTAAAAAGCTTTTTCGGCAACGAGTATCTTAGGGATTATGCCCACGCAGCAAAAACATTTAGACCTAATGCGTATCAATACGCACCCAAGTTTAAATTTTTATTTCACGTTCAATTTGAAATCAATGACAATTTGTACCAAACCGCTTTTCCTGACGGAGCTAATTTTGGATTAGCTGTTAAAACAGTGAAATTACCATCATACCAGTTTGACACACATACATTGAATCAATATAATCGTAAAAGATTAGTACAAACTAAGATTAAATACGAACCTATTGACATACAATTTCATGATGACAATGGTAATATTATTAATAAACTTTGGTATAATTACTACACTTATTACTTCAAAGATGCTACTCAACCAGTAGTACAACCAAGAGGTAGAAATACTCCGGCTGCACAAGATAAACCAAATAATACCAGTAATTTAGAAAGCTATAACCTTAGGACTACTTATTCTCCTAAAATAGCAGGGAATGATGATTGGGGATACATAGGAGAAACATCTGTACCTGTAACAAAACCTCAAGCTGGTATAGGGGCAACTAAAGTACCGTTCTTTAAAAATATAACCATATATGGATTTAACCAACATAATTTTATAGCATACACCCTAATAAATCCTATTATTTCTCGATTTAATCATGACACATATGATTATGCTCAAGGTAACGGGACCATGCAAAACGGCATGACTGTCGAATATGAAACTGTCACATATGCTGAAGGTGCCATCGATGGTACTAAACCTAGCAATATTATCACTTCATTTGGTAATGACGCAAACTATGATAGAACACTAAGCCCTATAGCTAGACCTGGATCACAGGCTACTATTTTAGGTCAAGGAGGATTAGTTAGCGCAGCTGGCGGCGTAGCAAATGACCTAGCGACTGGTAATATATTAGGTGCTATTCAAAAATCAGGTGCAGCATATAACACATTTAAAAATAGCAATTTAAAACAAGTAGCTAGATCCGAAATAAATAATACACTGTACAATGCTACACTGCAAGCAATACCTGGAAACCCAAGAAGTGATAGATATTATCCAACTGCTAGTAGTACACCAAGCCCCGGCGCAGCAGGTAGCACAGCCGGCACAGGATTGTCTGCCCCACAACCAATACCACCAATTAATAAATAAATTATGGCAAGAATACTAGATTCCCGAGCAGCACTAGATCAAACAGTTAGAATTTTTGATCAATTTTATAATTTTGACTTAGTAGTCAGTGGTAGTGAATATGATATTGTTCACTCTTATTTCATTTCTGTATGTGAAACTACTCAAATCGCAGATAATTTTACAGTGTATTTGTTTAGGATATCCCAAGAAACTAAAGTTTCTGTACTAGACTTATTAGAAAATATTCAAGGTCGCAACCAATTAGAAATGAATATTTTCATTACTTATTATCTAAATACTTTTAAATCTAAAACAGCACTATATGGTATAGGTGCTATTCCCCAACCTAATCAATTTGTAGCACGCAACGTAGTTCGTTAAAATGAGCAAGTGGGCACAAGGCTTATATACAGTAAAGAATGCTGCTAAGTATGTAGGCAAGCGTCAACCAAGATATCGCTCAGGTTGGGAGCTTACATTTATGACATTTTG